AGCCCGTAGTTCTATAGAACCAATACCTATGGTAGTCGGTAGAGCGAGTGGATAAGTAATAGCCATTTAGTTTCCTACTCTACCCGAAGGTACTTTTCATTGCACCACCACGGCGTCTTTGATCCATGATCTGCTTCTGTGTTATGTTGGCAATCTGAGGTGCAGCTTCTGCAATAATTCTCTTGACGCTCTCATCACCATTAGCTGAGAAGCTAAAGTTCTGTGTGATGTTTATAGCCTGAGAACCACCACCACTAGCTTCTACACCCAGCTTACCATTGCTACCCCTCTTGAGTGGCATGATAGCTTCAGGTCCAGCTTCAGCCATGAGGCCAGTCTTGCTACCTGACATAGGGAAGTACGTAGGACCATCTACTACACCACCGTTAGCGTAGGCTTGTATCTGAGACCCACCTGAGAATACATTACCGTCAGCACTACCAAGGATAGATGATAGGAAGTTACCACCTTTACCTTTACCACCACCGCCGAGAGCGCCTGAGATACCATTTACGATCTGCTGAACTACAAAGATGTCATACAGTTCTTTGATGATTGATCTAGCCATCTGTTTAAAGGCGTCTGTTACAGATAGTGTGCCCTCTACCATAGCGGTTAGACCTTCACCTACAGAGTTGGCTACAGTCTCATTGATCCTCACACGTTGCTCGTCTGCTGCTGTAACTACTGCAATAAGACGTGCTTGCTCCTCTAGGCTTGCTATCTGTGCAGCACCTATTTGGCTGTAGCTGTCACCCAAGGCCCTACGGACTAGGATGTGCTCTTCTGTCTGCCCACGAATAGCTTCCTGTAGCGCAAATTGGGCTTGTAGGGATGCAAGAGCTTTGGCAGCATCCTCAGCAGGTGTCGAACCAGAGGAACTTTCCGTTTTAGTTAGCTCAGCCCTTCTATCCTGAAGTACCTGAATTTGCTCAATCCTACGGCCTTCTGCTGCAATCTCAGCATCAAGTTGCGCTCTCTCATTTGTAGGCGCACCTCCAAGAGATGTATACTGCTCGTCACTCATTCTTTCTGCTCTATTAGCCGCACTTAAAGCTTGGCCTCTCGTGGCACCACCCTCTAAGGCAGCAACCTCAGCTTGCAGTCCTGCTATCCCCGATCCGCCTGATCTAATGTTGTCCAAGAAACTCATGGCAGCAGTAGCCGCACGTTCCATTTGATTGGCTAGTCTTTCTGTGGCTTGCTCCGCAAGTTCTTGCTCACGTACAATACCCTCTTGTGCGTAATTGAACCTTTGCAGTTCTGCGTAAGATGCTTTTAGCTGCTCAGCATGCTCAAACTCAAGCTCATTTGAATCATATTGTGCATCTCGAATAGAGTTGTATTGGTCTATCGACTGTGATAGTTGCAGCTGACGGACAGCATTGGAGTCTTCCCCGTACTGCGCTATTCTCTGTTGCATGTCCAGTTGGTTACGTAGGGCCAGATCTTCTGCGTCAAACACAGCAAGTCTTTCTTCCGACTGCATACCTCTAAGAGAGGCTAGACGCTCTTCTGCTGTAGTAACAACTGCCAAGGCAGCTTCGTAACGCTCTAGGTAAGTCTCAAAGATACCTCCATCATCAGGTCTACCAACTCTTGAACCTCTCCCTCTGCTTTCTGTACTACGCTCTAAGTCGGCTCTAGCCGCCTCAAGATCGCGTGTGGCTTGTTCCACAGAGTCACCACCAAACATCTCAGCTACGGTAAGACCTGCTGCTGCTGCACGTTTAGTTGCTGCAAAGTTTTGTAGGGTGGAATCTAAAGATTCAATCGCACTATTTAGTTGATTAACAGAATCAGTAGTCTCATCAGCCTCTCTACGCGCCCTTAAGAAAACACCAGCAGCGGCTGTAGTTAGTGGGATCAAGACACTCAAAGCAGCACCAAGAGCTATCATAGCTGTACTTTTACCTAAGACTGTCAAGAGACCTGCAAGCTGTGTAGCCTGCTGACCAAAGGCGACCATAGCGTTAGTGCCACCTTGTACCTGAACTAAGAAGTCACCTACCTGATAACCTGTCTGCTGCATGACAAGGCCAGTGGCCCTCATACGCTCACCACTAGCTACACCAGCAACAGTGTTCTTTAGTAGTTGTGCGTGTAGTGCAGCAAGTTGAACCTTATACTGATCAGCAGTAAGCATACCAAGCCTCTGAGCCTGATTAAGTCTCATCTGACCAGCACGGTACTGAACTTGTGCAGCATAGCCCTCACGGAACTCCATACGGAGCCTGCGGTTAGCGTTAGCTGTATTCCTAGCAGCAGCAGCAGTTATAGCTTCTTCCTGAGCTTTTTGAGCAGCAAACTTCTTGGATAGAGCAATCTGTTGGTTTACCTCAGTCGTAGCTTTAGCATACTCAGAAGTTTGTTGCCGAGACATTCTAGTGGAGAAAGTCATCTTGTTTCTAACAGCCTGCAAAGAACCATTTACGGACTTTGTGTAAGCTCCGAAAGCTGTGGCTGACTTAGTAGCAACTTGACTGACTTTAGCCTCAGTCTTATCTAACAACTGGTTTAGTTGCTTGATGTCAGTAATGTCTGCTGTTACTTTAATGTCAGCCATTTAATACCCTCATGTAGACTTGGTCCAACTTACGCAAAAGAATTATCTCTCTTGACGATATTGGGTTATCAGTCAGATCTTTCCAGTCTTTAATCTCAGTGTAGCTTATCGGGTTAGGCCCTGAGAAACCTTGGCTTCTACAGTAGTTTAAATCACAAAAGGCAGACCAGACACTCGAAAGAACCTCTGGCATTTCTGCTTCAGAGTATAGCTCTTTTAACGTGTGTCCAGACTGCCTTTCAACTTGTTCTAGGTGTTCTCTTTTGGTAATACCACTAGCGTCTGACTTGTTGAGACCAAACTGATGTTCAGCCCAACTTATCAAGTCATCTGCTAGGCAGGAGTAAAAACATCACTCTCCTCTAGTGCCTCTTCGATCTGTGACTTAATCCAAAAGACTTCACTGTAAATCTCCTTAGCTGCATCAACCGTCAACTCAGGCTGTGCCTTGCCAAAGGTCACATTCCACTCTTTTGTAGTCTTGGCTAACATCTTAATTGTGTCTGCCTCAATCTCCTCAGCGGTAATGCCAATCGCTTTACGGCCACCTTTAGCTTGCATCTTCTGCAAACGGATGTTAGTCTGCTCGTGCATAACACTCTTGTATTCTTTAGAGTGAGGTGCCCAAAGCGTAATTGTCTGCTCGGAACCGTCATCATTAAGAAAAGGCTCAAAAGTGGATGGGTGCTTAATTCTTACTAGGATTGTATCTTTAGTTGGTACAAAATCTTTCAGGTCCATGTCGGGATTTCCTTTGGTGTGTGTGTAGGTTGTTAGTCGGGATAGTAATAAAGTGGCTGAGAACTCACCCGACGAAAGCCCCCAGCCTAACCCCCCGAAGAGGGTGTCTCTTAGGAACTGTCTGGGCGGTTGATTACCAAGTTAGAACCCTCTGTAGCATCATAGAGAGCTACGAAAGGAAGCGTGATAATACGGCTACCAGTTCCACCTGTTACAGGCACATCAGCACCGTTAATCTTGATACGTGGGAATTTAAAGGTATACTGGTTGGTGCCCGTTGGATCATTCACGTTAACGATCAGTTCACTCTCGACTTCATCAATGAAGCGGTTGATTAGGGCAGCATCCTCAAAGTAAGCTGTAAAGGTGCCTTCTACCATCGCCATGCCGAACTCTTGGGCTGCACTTGCGTCACTACCTACAACAAAGGTAGGTGCAATCTGGTTGTCAACTGTGAAGTCTACGCTAGTCACGATAGCTGAGGCACTTGCACTTGCTACGTTACCAATGCTTAGGACACCTGAGTAGGAGTCAAAAGGTTGTGCAGTAGAACTGGCAGTAATCGTCTTACCTGAGCCGGAGATAGTCATGTCCTTACCTACGATGGTAAAGGTACAAGTAACCATCTGGTTAGGCGCGATTGAGATAGCCATTGAGCTTACTGAGCTACCTGTAAATAGGCGAAACTGAGAAACATCATTGGCAGAGTCTTCGAATGAGAAGAACTTAGGTGTAATGCCTACCTTAAGGAAGTCAGGTGCGGCTACAGGGCTTGCGTCAAACGTAGAGAACATGACACCCTCAAGAAGTGGATCAAAGTCACCACTGCGAAGGTCTACCGTGATGTCACCAGCTACTTGACGATTGCCATGACGATCAACACGTGTCATACGGTCAGGTTGGATCTCGTTACCTTGGACACGCTCTTTAGTCAGGTTAAGGCTGTGGGTATTGTATGGTAGTGCAATAAGATTACCTGCAGGCGTAGTGCCAAAGGTGCTCTCTACAACGTAGCTTAGACCACTACGGCTATTCTGTGCAAAAGCCATTAAGACTATCTCCTATGAGTATTTTTCCCAGCCGATGTTGACTGGTATTCTGTAAAAAGCACCTTCTGAGATGCCAAGTTCACGTTCCGCATACAGAATAGTAACGTCATTACCCGCTACTACTATATCATTCGGAGGGTTAAAAGCGTCTACAATACTGTTAACAATGGTGTTGCCTTCAGCAGAACCTAAGCCACCGGGTACAAACACATCTAATGCAAATAGACCTGTGTAAAGAAACTGAGGGTTTAGACCTCTAGCAGCAGGAACCCTTCTATCTGGAGCAAACAAAGACTTGATGTAGCTTGTGCCTGTCGTAGGGATGAAGGTTATGTTGTCGAAGGCTATACTAGGGATAC